AGCCGCTACGCGCTTCCTTCTCCTGCTCCAAGACCTCCATCGTCGTAAAGACCTGGGGGCTGATCTGCGGGACGTTCAGCGGCTGGACAACCGACGACGGGTCCATCGCGTTTACGTCGATCACGGCGCCTACGCGGTTGTCGATCAGGTCACGCGGGTTGCGGACCAGCGACAGGTTCGCCAGCCAGCGGGTTGTGTTTGTCATGAAGGCGTTGTCGATGACCGACCGCTTCAATGACGACTGCGACTTCTGGATATCCATCGTCACGTCGGCCATGCTCATCCCGATAGCCTTGTGCGGGATCGGGTATGGACACCAGCCGCGGTACGGGTGGTTCTCGACCTTTTCAGTGTCGAGGATCGTGCGCCGGCTGTGGATGACCTTCAGCGTGACGCGGCTCTCGACGTCAGGGTCGTAGACGCGGACGTAGGACTCGTAGATCGTCACATACGAACGGTTCGGGTGATCGTCCCGCATCTGGTTGATGGAGGTGGTTTCGTCGAAAGCACTGCGGCCTTCGATGCCGTTGCGGTAGTTGTCGAGTTCCTCGTCAAGCTGCATGACCTTGTCTGGGTCGTACCCTGCTTCCAGCAGTTCGCCGATTTCGACCTCGTCCTCGTATGAAACGAAGTCTGAGGTTTCTAACGTCTTTGCCCGCGCGCTGATCCGCAGCTTTTCGGGGGCGACGTTCTCGACCCGTACCTGGCTGCGATCAATGCTGCGGTTGAGCGTTCCACTATAGGTGGTAATTTGTGGCGACATTGTGGCGCCGAACTGGTCGATGACCTGTTCCTGTACAACTTCCTGCTGGACGTCAGTGATTTCTACGTCTGGTTGGTTGACAAGTGATATGTACTCGGCTTCGTTGACACCCTGAAATTCTTCTTCAACAAAAACGATTTTTTCATCCCACCAGCGTTTGACTACGCCGAGTTTGGCGACGAGGCCGTCGTGGATGGTGTCGTGCAGAACTTTGAAGCCGGTGTTCTGCCGGTAGAAGAGGTAGTTGACCCAGGCTGTCGCTTCGCGCGCCTTGGGGATGTCCTGAAACGTCTGCGGCGTGAACTGACAGACATTGCGGTCTGCGGTGAAGGTGTCGAGCATCAGTGCCTTGGTCGACTCGACCGCGTCGAAGACGTCGCGGCTGACGTGCTGGCTGCGGCCCTTCAATTCGTTACCCAGTGCCTCCCCGTAGTAATAGCGGTGCGCCTGATCGCGCTGTTCGCCAAGGAGAGACTCAGTGTAGGGGTCGGATGCGTCGAGATTGCGCTCTAACAGCGAAAGCAACTCGTCTTCAGTCAGTTCTGTCTTGATCTCTGGCATACCGTGATCCTAAAAGTCGTAGTCAGGGGCAAGAGACACGCCGTGCCGTCCATACACCTCTGGCATTTTGAGTTCCGCCTTAGTAACGCCAAAACGCTGCACTGACAAGGCTGCATATCGCACTGCGTCCAGTAGATCGTCATGTTCCTTCACGATCTTGCCCTGCTTGCGGTGATACCGACGAAATTCGTCGAAGAAATCCTTCTGATCGGCGAACACCTTGAACCGGCCAGTCCGCATCCGCTCAAGGATCTCCATGATCCCTGGCTCGACGAAGTTTGAGCCGTCTGCGTTGGTGAACCGCGCCACGACGTTCATTCCGGCCTCGCGGTAGAGGTCTGCCATCGTGTTGCCGGAGCCTTTGTCGCGGTTGTCGCCATCGTGTGGATAGATCAGCGGTATCGCCGGCCCCTTGGACCGAATCATGGCGCTGTGGACCGCTGGGATCTCTCCAGCGCGCTTGTATGAGTCGTAGAGGTAGATGATGTCCCGATCTGCGTCATACGCCGTCCACGCCACTGCTGTGGGGTGGCTGATGCCGAAGTCGATGGCGCAGCAGATCTTGAAGTGCTGCGGTATTTCGAACGGGTCGACCTTGATCGCCTCTTCCGCGACGGGGAAAACCATGCCCTCACCCAGTACGGGGATGCCTTTCGACCGCATTTCCCGCTGATAGTCAGGAATTGCCGCCAAAAGTTGGCGTTTTGTGTCGTCGTCGAGGTGATCTGCCTCGTCCCACGTCACGTTTTGCAGATACTGCCCCTCTTTGAGGCTCTCCATGAACTGGCCAACCAGTTCGGTCATGCCGTTTTCCGGTGTGAACGTCAAAAGGACGTAGCCGCCCCTGCCATCGTTGCCGGTGGCAGTACGGGTCAGCACCTGTGGGTAGATTTCTGGGTCCGTTGGCTCTTCGTCGATCCACGCGATGTCGATGGAGCTTCCCATCAGCGGCGCTTGGCCTTGGCTGTACGATTTATGGCTCAAGCAGGAGTAGCCCCCGCTCTGGTGCCAGATGTAAACGTCCTTCGCCAGGCGTGGTGTGCCCGCGGCTGGAACGATGCTGCGTACTTCGTCGGGCAAAATGAACCCGCCGTCAAAGATCCGCCCGTTCAGCGTCCCGAATAGCTCTTTCTGGATCACGTCGCGCATCTGCTCGCCGGTCACCCCCATCGCCCATGCGTTGATGGGCCGGTGGAACTTGATGCCTGGCCACCAGTCGGGGTATTTGCCAGTGAGGTGGCAGGCCATCTCGTATGCCGCGCTGTAGGATTTGCCGACGCGGTTCGCGGCCATCAGCGCCCGCTGCTTTGAGCGAGTGCCGGCCTCGTAGAACTGCATCTGCCATTTGTACGCCGTGAAGAACTCAAGCTTGTTCTTCTTCTTGTGGGCGCGGATGACGCGGATCGCCTCCGCGAGAGCGACAGCCTTCTCCTCTTCCGCAACAGCCGCGATCTGCGCCTGTGCGACAGCGTCCTCGTTGGCGATTGCCGTCAAGTCAGGCTTGAAGTTCTCGTCGTGCGTGTCGGTCAATGGCGAGAGCCTTGGTAGACCAAGTCGATGTGTGTGAGCGCCATCTGCGTCGCCGCCTCGGCTATCGCCTCATACACCGCAGCCGCGCCGCCCTCGACGTTGCTGCTGATCTCCAGTTCGCCGTCGTCGGTAAAGCCCAGCACCACAACTTCGTCGAAACGACCGATGCAGTCCTCCAACAGCAAGTCCGTTACCTTCTGGGTGCCGGAGGCACGGGGTTGGAATGTCACTACGTTGTCGGGGAGGTCGTCGTTGTCTGCCATGTGCTTCTTTCTACGTTTTATAGGGCTTGGCGAAGGTGGCAGGATTCGAACCTGCGATCACGGTTTTGGAGACCGTTGCTTTAGACCAACTAAGCTACACCAACATTCGACCCCTAAATTTTTGACGGGTCGATGCCCGCCGCCTTCAACGCTTCGACTGCGTCTTCGAAATTCATCTTTGTATCGACTTGCAACCGCTGGTCAAGCTCTTGCCGATCAGCCCAACCCCCCTTGTTCTTGAGGAAGAAGATCTGTGCTGCCACATTCCCCTTGAGCGCGTTCTGGAAAAGGCTGTCGGTCACCATCTTGATACCGCGAGAGGTGCCACGGTCGATGGCCTCCTGCACGGTGGGGTCATTCTTGACGAGCTTGCCAAACGTGGTCGGCGGTAGCTTGAGCGCATCGGCGATCTGCTTCGTCGTCATGCCGACGCTGGCCATCATCTCAATCTCACTGAGGTCGACCTTCGGCTGGGCGTACACCCGACCGGCGTCGTCGATGAGGTCACGGGCCTGGTGCGGGTTCGGCGCCAGGACAGGTTTCGCGTCTTTGAGCAGAGGCAATTGGTCCGCGTCGTCGACGAGTTCCTGTTTTGGCTTCTTGGGTGCTTTCGGCTTACGGATAGTGGCCGGCGCCGGAGGCGCATCGAAGTCGGGGATGCTAATACTGTCGAACGGATCGCTCACGCGGCGTTGTCCTCTCAAGTTTCGGTGGTGTTGTAGACGCGCCAGGTGGGGAATGCAAGCGGAATGGGGGTTTTACGTCGAAGGCACCCACCCTTTGAGATCGGCCAAAGGGTGGTACAAAGGGTGGGTGTCTTTAAGCCACTGTAATTGCGCGGCTATTTTGCCAATGCACCCACCCTTCCACCTTTTTCGCGAAATTTGAGTTTCTGGCGGAGCATATAAAACACCCCCTTTTATCTATATTTATATATATTTTTTTTCCCTTAGAAAAAAAGAAGAAAAGGTGGAAGGGTGGGTGCATTGGCCAAAAACACCAGCTCGTAGGCGGGTTTGGACGGCACCCACCTTTTTTGCAACTAAATTCAAAGGGTGGAAGGGTGGGTGCCTCCACTGGCGATCCTGGCGAGGGGGTAAGAGCCTCACTCAAGTAAAGGTTGACTGAGCTTTTGACATTTTCGCGGAACGGCCCCTACCCCAACATTCGCGCGCCGAAACGCGAAGAGGGCCTACCCCCACCCCCACCCCCAAAGCGTCCGCAAATGGCGGATTCCCTAGGCTTTCAAGCGTCCGCACCATAGGGCATGGGGCGCAGACTGGCGGATTCCCTAGGGTTTGCGGGCATTTGGCACAGTAAATGGCACAGTGGCCAATGATTGCCAGCGATTGATAGCGATAGGCTCGCGCGTTTTATAGGGCGCGGCACGTTGCGCGGGCGGACTAACAGGCTGTCATTGCCTAACGCATAGCAACGGCAAGCAATCACCTATTCGATTAATCCAGCCGCATTAATCGAAACAATCACTAAACCATATATACAACCGTTGGTTGACACTATAACCTACGGGCGATAGGGCGGGCTTACAAACAAGTGAAAGGAACCCAAGCCAATGACTAACTTTGACCATGTCGAAAGCGAATTGATTCGCGACCTATGCAATGGGGATATAGAGCCGCATTCGGGCCTGCTCGCATATGCGACGGGCTATATCGCCAAGCTCGCAGAATTGGACGCGGACGATAGCGACATTCCAT